GAGATGGACCCCGCCAAGCTGGCCTTTGCCTTTTATACCGGCGAGGAGAACCCCGAGGAAAAGGGCATTATGCGGCTCATTTTTAACGAAGATTTTAAGGGTCTGCAGTCCGAGTACGCCGAGCACGCCCAGACTATCCGAGAGAGCATTGCAGCGAGGGGAGCGAAAAAGATGCTCACGATTCTCATGGCCACCTCCAGCGGCGCCGAGGGTATCAATCTTAAGAACGTGCGCCGGCTGCATATCGTCGAACCGCACTGGAACCCCGCTCGCCACGATCAAGTCATGGGTCGAGGCATTCGTCTCTGCTCCCACGCCACCCGGCAGACGCTCGTCGATGGCGTCGTCACGGACAATATCGTGCCCATCGAAGAGCGAACCATCCGTATTAGCTTCTACTTGTCAGTGTTTACCAAAGCACAAGCAGCGTCCACCACGGCCTTTAACGTCGTGCCCATTCGACGGGCCGATACTCGGGCCAAGCGCTACGACGGCTCCAACTCGGACGCCTTTCTGTCCAGCGACGAGTTTCTCTACGAAGTCTCGTACGAAAAGGGCAAGATCACCGAGGGCATCTCTCGCCTCATCAAGCAGGCCGCCGTCGACTGTGAAATTCATCGTAAACTTCATAGTCGGGAACAACCCGTTCTGCAGTGCATGCGCTTTGATTCAACGGTCCGAGGCGAGGATCTGGCCTACAATCCGAATCTAAAGTCGGACGATCGAGACGAGACGTTTCTCCGCAACGTCATCAAGCGGAGCCGGCGGCTCCAGCGCATTAAAATCAAGGATATTGTCTTTCTCGTAGATCCTGATTCGAAGGATGTGTTTGACGAGCCAGCGTTTGGTGACGCTCAACGCCTCCTCAAGATAGGGACTCTGCTTCCCGATCGCATTCAGTTCTTTACGACGCTCGAGGGGTAGGCGCCACGGGCGACGCTGAAGCCGAAATGATCGACTCGAGAAACTCATCACAGACTCGAGACCAGGGACGCTCGACGGCGGCCTTGATGCACTTGGCCGACGTCTCGGGCGAGAGCATGTTGATTGCCTTGCGCATCGCCTCGGCGACCTCGTCCGCCGTCGCCGATGCCTGCGTCAACCCCACTCCCGCATTCTGCTGCAGGTACTCGTAGGTCGACGGCTTGACAAAGACGCCCGTCGATCCGTCCTCCAGAAAGGACTTGTACCCACCCACGTCCATGACGACCTGCGGAGCGCCGGTCGCCATGTGCTCCAGCTGGCAGAGCCCGAAGCCCTCGCCGTTCGACGTATTCACGCCAATGTCCGACGCTCCGTACATCTGGTTGATCGTCTCGTCCGTATAATACACGTTCGGGGGCGTCGTGTCGATCGTGAGCAGCCGCTGGCCGTACTCGGACGGCTCCAGCCCCAGCAGAGACAGCTCGTTCAGAAAGATCTGCAACGGATTGTAGTAGGCTCCTCCCTCGGGCTTCAGACCCGTAACGATAATCATGTAGCATTTGGGGTTGGCCTTCAGAATCCTCGCAAAGCCCATGATGCAGAGATCGAGACGCTTGCGCTGCGAGTTGCGGTTGACGTTCAGAAACACGATTCCGTCGCCGGGAATATTGACCTGCTTGCGAAAGGCCATTCGCTCGGCAGGCGTCGGGGCCTTATACGTGAGCATGTCCACGCCGTGCCCGAGAACGTCAATGGGCAGCGTCGCCGTCGTGAGCCTGGTCTTGAGGTGCGCCTTCCAGCTGTCGGTGAAGCAGAGAATGCGGTCCGCCCGGTTCTCAATGCCCCGCAGAAGGCCCATATCGGCACCTTCGTACACCTGGTCCAAGTACACCCAGACCTTGAACGTTCGGGGCAGGTCCTTGATGGCCTCCAGAAACTGGTTGACGACGATGGGGTCGTTGTAAATCATGACAATGTCGGGACTGACGGTGTCTACGTACTCTTTGAACTTGTTGAATCCAAAGCCCTGCTCACGGGGCTCCTCGTTGGCTGCCGCATCGTACTGCACAATGTTGGTCAGGGGACGAACGGGCTTGGGCGTCCTTGCCGGCGAGCGCTGGAATCCAAAGTGAAAGACCTTGACGAGGGGGTGCAGCGTCGCCAGCTGCTTCAAGAGGTTGTACGAGACCTTGGAGTAGCCCGTGACCTGCTCCGTGTGGGTGCTGACGAGAAGAAATCGAGTTGGCATTACCTTATCAAAATTCCTAGCTGTAAATATAATGGCTGCCCGATTCTCGAGTGCGTCCGAAGTCACGGAGTTTCTCAAGCGCAAGGCCAACGTGCAGTACTACACCAACAATCCCCAGAACCAAAAGTATGCGTTTTCCAGCACGTATACGACCTTTCTGGGCGGCAGTGTATCTGCCCAGGGAGTGCGCAAAATCGTTGGATGCCAGCCGGGAAGCACCGTCGACAACTCGACGTGCTGCGTCAATGGCAATGGCTTCCAGCAGCGGCCCGAAAAAGTGGCTCCGGGCAAGAACGTATTTAACCCGTGTTAGCGTCGACGCTTCGTCGTTCGCTTCTTCGGGTGTCGTCGCTTCGTTCGCCTGCGCCGGCCTCCAGTTAGAGGCCTTTCTTCGATATGGTAATGGGGCGGATTGCCATTATCCGAGACAATGATTCCCTTTTTTCCTCGTCGGGTAAGATCGTCCTCAATTGAAGCAAGGTGTGCTTTTATTTCATCGAGTCCGCTGTCTGGGACCGGAGCCACCTTTGTGGGAGAGTTCCCCATTTATTAATAGGCATTCTCCTTCTTTTTGGGCACGTTGGTAAACTCTCCGAAGCGGTCCATGTACGGCACTCTCGGAATGTTGTACAGCTCCGTGACCGATTGAGACCGGGCGAGACCGCTCCGCACGACAAACTTGCGAGTTGTCGTTCCGATCCAGTCGTACCCGTACCGCATGCTCATGTAGGCGTGCAGGACGACAAACCCCAGCAGAACCGCAATTACGATATACGGCAATGATCCATACATTATTCATAGACTATACATAATATGCCCGGGGGACTCATGCAGCTCACCGCCTTTGGGGCCCAAAATATCCTCGTCAACGGGAACCCCTCCATGTCCTACTTTAACAAGCTCTACAAGCGCACCACCAACTTTGCGATGGAGCACTACCGCATCGAACCTCGGGGCGTCACCGACATGTCGATGCCTAATGCGGGCCAGAGAACCTTTCGCTTCAAGGTTCCCAACTATGCCGATCTGCTGCACGACTGCTATGTGTGCGTCAACATCCCCGACATTTGGTCGCCCCTCACTCGTATCGGGACCAGCGATGCCAAACCGTCCGAGTTTCAGTGGGTTCGCAATCTCGGCTTCAACATGCTCGAAGAGGTCGCAGTGAGCTTCAATGGTACTCAGATCGCCAGCTTTACCGGCGAGTGGATGAAGGTTCTCTCCTACATGCAGGACTCCAAGGCCAAGCGGGAGAATGTAGACGACATGGTCGGCAACCTTCCCGAAATGTACGACCCCGGCAACGCCAACGGCCGCATGCAGCAGTACCCCCACGCCATTGCCACCTCTACGATTCCCATCACCGCTCCCTCCATCCAGGGCCGGCAGCTCACTATCCCTCTCCCTTTTTGGTTTTGCAAGGAAATCTCAGAGTCACTGCCCCTCATCGCCATGCGCCTCACTGAGGTCGAGATTCGAGTCACCTTTTCGAGTCTATACTACCTCTATACAGTCATCGACGTCGATCCCACGTCCTCGACCTATGGCTATCGAATCCCGGGCGAGCCCAACAGCCCCACCACGGGCATTCAGAAATTTTTATCGTACCCCGACACCAACGGAAACCCCCAAAACAGCCAGCTCCTTACTTGGAGCCTCAACCCCTACATTGAGGGCAATTTCATCTTTCTCACCGACTCGGAACGGGCGCACGTAGCGGCCTACGAGCGCACCTTCCTCATCACCCAGGTCCGTAACCAGTACGTGGAAAAGCAGTACGGTCTGAACAACCAGCTCATTCCCATGTTTAACCTTTGTACGAGAGTCGTGGCCCTCTTTCAGCGATACGATCGGGCAATGATGAACGATTGGGACAATTACACAAATTGGGACGAAATCGACATTCCCAATCTGAACGTCAATCTACTACCCTTCAACAATTCCTACACGACGCAGCAGCTCTTTACCTCGGGGCCCGTGTTTTCCAACAACATGGGCGCCCGGGACATTCTCGTCGAGGGCACTCTCGTGTTTGACGGCAAGGAGCGCTTCACCACCAAAAATGTCAACTTTTTTCGAGACATTCAAAACTACCAATTCTCGACGGGCCCGACGCCCGACCTGCCCGGCATATACCTCTACTCGTTCGCTCTGGACCCCAACACCATCACCCAGCCCACGGGCAGCGTCAACGCCTCCATGTTCAACAAGACCTATTTTCAGTACACGCTGCTGGTTCCCCCGGTCGTCGCCACGGCGCAGACGACCCAGGACCCCGTGTGCGTCGTCAAGAGCACCGCCAATACCAACAGCCCCGTGCCCGTCCCCGCCGGCTCGACCGACTCGATCGACGGCCGCCCGCCCATCATCGAGCCCGGAAACACAATCACCATCTACTCTGCGCCCACCAACCTCTACGTGCAGTTCCAGGGCTACAACAGCGTCATCTACATCGAGTCCTACAACTTTGTCAAGGTTATGAATGGCCAAGCAAATGTCGTCTTTAGTACATAATGAGCACCGAGAGCATTATTGCGTCCTCCGACGACACTACCATCACTCCCGACATTCCGCAACGTCCCTTGGTCGACTCGTTTCCTGCGTTTTCGGGGTACTTTGTCTGGTTTTCCTTTCTTATTCTCGTGTGGTTCTCTGGCGGCGTGGCTCTCTACGCTCTCCTCCAGCGCAACGGAATGATGTACTGGATCGCCTATATCGTCTGGGCCCTCCCGATCCTCGGCATAGTGGTAAGCGTGCTCACGGGCTCCTCGGTGATCGTCTGGTCCGGAGTCATCCTCTTTTGGAGCGCCGTGTTTCTTATAGTAGAGGCAATTCGCACTTTATTTCTTGGATATGATCCGGGAACTGTAGCCCAGCTGTTAATGTCTCCAGATCCAGCAAAGCTTGCGTAGGGTCCTCAAAGTTTCGAAACAGAACTTGATTGACCTCGGCAGGACTCCATTTGCCGTCCAGATCGGGTCGGTCCCAGTCCAGCGTCGGCAGGTCGTAAAAGCCCATGACCATCTGGCGCACAATGGCCGACGAGCACTTTTTGAACTGAATAATCATGTCGATGCGCCCCGGGCGAATCAGGGCTCGGTCAAACCGTTCGGGAAAGTTTGACGTAAATACCAGTATGCGGCCCGACGATTCGAGCGTGCCGTCCAGCAGATTCAGCAAAAAGGCAAGGTCAATAGGGTCCCGAATAATGTCGTCGTCCAGCTCGGGTGCAAACGGGTCCTTGGAGGGCACCGAGACCTTTTCGGGCTGCTTCCACTCCCGCTTCAGTAGCATATCGCCCATGGCGTCGGCGTCCTCGATAATATAGACTCGTTCCGAAATCGGAATTGTATATTTTTCGAGCGTCTGGCCATTGTAGACGTGAATATCGTCGCTAAAGAAGAGGTGCCGCAGCTGCGTCTTGGTCTTGATTTCCGAGAGCTGAATGTTGACCGGGTGTCGGTGGGCCACGTTGGCAATGGCCTTGATTTCCGAGGTCTTGCCTGTGCCCGGCTCGCCGTGGAAGAGAAAGCCCAGTGTGTACGGAATTCCCTTGCGCTCGTACCACTTGCGGTTCTCGAGAAAGAACTCGACTCGCTTCTTGACCACCGGCTGCTCTTCAAAGTAGACATTGTCAAAGGTGCGAGTCGTGGAAAACTTGTGCTTGGTATAGACGAGAAATCCAGTCGGAAGGGGAGTTCCGTTATTGCGCTGCTTCTTCTTACCCTCGACAATCTGGTCAAAAAAGTAGAGATCATTCCCCAACTTGTTGAGCATCTTGCGCTCGTACTCTTGATTGCACGACTCGACAAAGGACTGGAGATCCCGAATCGTGCCCTGCTTGCTAAAGAGTTGGAACTTGATGTTTCGAATATTGCCGTCGTCCACGTCAACACTCATGAGCCGGAAATAAATGTCGTCGGCGACTCGGACAGGTTGGAGCTCGTACGGCAAATAGTCGTGGTTGGCGATCGACAGCAGTCGCTTGGTGGCGGGCGACGACGAGACGTAGTGAATCACGGCATCCATGCGGGTGAGAAAGGCTGGGCTCTGACCTCCCTTTTGCGGCGGCGCCACGCCCCGCTCGCACTCGATGCAGGCCGACATGTCGTCGGGCCCCGCCGGAGCGATTGCGGCCTTGTATTGTGCCTTCGCCCACGCTAGAGCAGCGGCTCCGTTCTCGAGGGCGAAAAAGGTCGAGGCACTCCCCAGAAACGACCAGAGGGACTGCACGTTGGACAGGGCGTAGACGAGAAAGGCGGTGCGTACGACTGCGAGGACGTCCATTGTGTCTAGAAACTACTTAACGCCTAAACATTTATCGAGCGTAGGGACACCTTCATGAACGGGCTTGTTTCGGCGCAGGCGCAGCTGCTGCGAGGCCTTATCGACCGTCTCCACCGAAAGGGCGACGTAGGTCTTGACGTCCCGGGACGACGCCTGGGTGTTGACCGAGGGCATGTAGAGCCGAATTGGGGGCATGGCAATGTGCAGCGGCCGAGTCGCCTTGATGAGAAACTCTCGGTACTGCTGAATGTCGAGCGTGCCGCCAAAGAGCCGCAGAATCCGCTTGTCGGGCGCCGGCTGAATGTCTGAATTCGGGTAGAGACGGCCGTACAGCGAGTTCATTAGTGAGTGCCGAAGCCACTTGTCGCTCTGGGTCAGGCGGGACTCGGAGTACGTGTAGGCAAGACCGCACTCGGGGCTGCAAAAGTTCCCCTCGGCCCGGTAGCTGTTGGAGTGCGTGTCGTAGTGGGTGGGTACGGAAAAGGCGGCCTTGCCTGGAAACGGGTGGCAGCACCAGAAGCAAGCGGTGTCCGGGGGGTACTCGGTGGCCAGATGCAGCTTCGAGACGAGCTCGTGAATGACGGCATCGTCAAAGCGCTGCTGGCCCTGTCCCAGCGACTCTCGCAGGATCTCCGAGTAGACTGCTCCGCCTCCACCCGCTGGCTCGGGGCATGCCGACACTTCGGCGGTCTGTACGGACTTGACAAACTCCTTGGTGACTTTGAGGACTAGAATTACGGGCGGTAGAGCGGGAGCAGCCGTCACGGCAGCGAGAGGAGCCGCCGCAGGTACTTTTTTGATTCGGGGAGGCATTTGTTGTTCCGGGTTGATTCTCTGTAAAACGAACCGGGGTAGTCCCTGTTGGAATCGAGCACACACAGAATGGCAGGAGTGACGACAAAAGGAACGACTGCAGGAGTGACGACGGCATACAAGAAGCACACGCACCGTGAGCACATTCTCGAGCTGCCCGACACCTACATTGGCTCGACTCAGAACTGCTCCGAGCTCATGTACGTCGTCGAGGATGGAGTCTTTACTCAAAAGGCCGTCTCGGACTTTAACCCTGGTCTCTACAAGCTCTTTGACGAGATTGTCGTCAACGCCCACGACCAGGTCGTTCGCATGCGGCAGCGCAACAGCGAGAACCCCGTCAAGAACATTCGCATCACCATTGACGAAACGAGCCTGACGATTGAGAATGACGGCGAGGGCATCGACGTCATCGAGCACCCCGAGTACAAGGTCTGGGTCCCCCAGCTCATCTTTGGAGAGCTGCTGACTTCCACCAACTACGACAAGGGTGAGAAGAAGCTCGTGGGTGGCAAGAACGGCTACGGCGTCAAGCTGGCCAACATCTTCAGCAAGCAGCTCACGATCGACCTCGTGGACGGCGTGCGTGGCAAAAAGTACGTCCAGACCTGGGAGAACAATATGACCGTCGTCAAGCCCCCCAAGATCACGAGCGTCAAGAGCAAGCCCTACGTGAGCGTCTCGTGGTCGCCCGACTTTCATCGCTTTGGT